GAATACAAAGCACAGGCAGTTAAGCTTGCTCAGGAAATAGGCGGAGCCAAAGCAGATAAAGAAGCTCGGAAATCAGATGATTTAATTAAGCGGGACTTTTCAGCTGAGAAACCTCTCGAAAAGTGTATTACAGATATGACTGAAATAAAGGCTTCCGATGGAAAACTGTATGTTTCAGCTATCTTTGACTGCTACGATTTAGCAGTGTTAGGTCTGGCTATGGATACGAATATGAAAGCTACCCTTTGTGAACAAACCTTAGATAATGCCTATAAAGCATATCCGATGCTCCGGGGTGCCATTCTTCACAGTGACAGAGGTACACAGTATACTAGCGAGTTGTACCGTAACGCAATCAATAAATATGGCATTCTTCAAAGTATGAACAGTGCCGGTGGCAGATGCCATGACAATGCAAGATGTGAAAGTATGTGGGCACGATTCAAAGAAGAATTACTTTATGGACGCTACGACGCCACCTCAATGACTGTAGAACAGTTAAAAACTCTTATTTGGAGATATTTTATCAGTTATTGGAATAATCGGAGAATCTGCTCTGCTAATGGTGGACTACCTCCGATGGTTAAGCGGCAACAATACTATACTTCACTACAAGAGGCAGCATAAAGTCGAACATCCTTGTGAAAAAAGTGTAAACCAATATTGACAATATCAGAACTACCTCTTATTTTTACTGATATTTCCTTGACTTTACAGGAGGTTGTGCTACGATACGCCAAAGTTAAAGGAAAAGGAGGTCTATTATGGCTTACAATTTAGAAACAAGAAGTGGTCACAATATGTTCACTATGGCATCTCTCTTACAGAAAGCAATCCGCAGGGGAGATAAGGAGAGGGCAGGATATGCAGCAATGGAGTTGTTTGGTTCCTACCACTCGATGCTGTGGAACAGAATAATGACTGTATCATGCGAGGACTGTTGGGGCATCTTGGCAAAAGAGATTGTTGCTCTGAGATATACTGATGATGTCAGAAATCGTAACCGTAAAGGATATGAGAAAGACACTCAGTATGTATCGGAAGCGATTACACTCTTATGTGATGCTAAGAAGAGCAGGGATGCTTGCTATTACGCCTGCAACTTCGTCCTCCAAACCTATGTCACAGACCCGGGCAGACTGTCAAAGGAGTTTGTAGGGCAGACAAGGAAAGAAATTGAGAGTGTAGCAGATGATGCTCTTGAGATTAAGAACATCAGTGGAGAGGTAGGGGAATGGGAAGTTCCCGAGTTCACATCCGAGGGAGAGCAGATGTCTTTATTCGATATGACTTCTACTTCCGACAATGAAGAACTCGCTATCAATCCCGATGATGACAAGAAAACCAAGTGCGAGATGTGGGCGGCATACCTCAGAAAGGGAATACGCACGCTTGATATGGAACTGGCAGGATATGCCATCCATAATTTGAGACAGATAGATTTGTCCTATGCTTGGAAAACATTGTATGTAATCTCCCGAAACGAATGTAAAGGCATTCCCACAAGGGAGATTGTTTCATTGAAACAGTCCGATGGATATGTGAATAAAAACAAAGGACTGGATAAGCGAGATGAAATTTACATCTGCAAAGGTATCATGGTACTCATGTATCAGATATGTGGCAAATTCGGCAGCACCATTGGAAACGACATTATGGATGCAGAGTTCCTTGTAAGATGGGATGACCACGAATACATCGACATCAGAACCTGCGAACTTCCCGATGACATTGTACCGGAATGGGTTTACGATGTTCACACCATTAAGGGGAAGAGAGCGGGAAAGACCGATTGGGGAATGAACTTAGTGGAACAGGAGGCTTTATCTCCATTGCAGGTATCATTCTTCGATGAGGGAAGTTGGCAACCTCGATACGAATATAAGCACCTGCATAATTTGTGTACCGAGGGAGAGTATCAAGAGATGCTCGAATACAGTAAAGCCCGAAGAGGAAACCCTGTTGATAAAATTCAAGATAAATACTGATTTATCTATTGACTAGACAGGAGGCTATGTTATCGTACGACCGTCAAATAAAACAAATACGAGGTGGTTGCCATGATAAAGAAATCAGATATAGTCAGAGATGCGGTTCGAGAGGGGGACTTCAAGAAAGCACTCAGAATTGCCAAAGGGTTCAGAATAAATATCACAGTGGAAGAGAGAGACAAGATGAGCAGAGCGTATGAGTGCATTGTTCATCCGGAGTTTTACAGACAGATAGGAACAGACATCCCCAAGGCGATAGCCGAAGGTAAGGAGGTAGTAAGTCGCCTGTATGGGGCGTGAGCCGCCCAAACTGAATAGCCAAAGAAAGTACCAAGGAGTCGAATAGGAGCGAAGCGAGTTCCTATATCGGCTCCATTTTGGTATGCAGGAAAGGTGGTGAGCGAGTTGTGGCTAAGAAAAAGGCAGAAAAATCTACTGAAAAGGTGGCATCTGAGCATCCCGGCACTGAGAATTTAGTTCCGGTGCGAACCAAAGAGGAAGCAAGGGAGCGTGGTAGAAAAGGCGGTCTGAAATCTGCGGAGGTTCGCAGGCAGAAAAAGACGATGCGAGAGATGGCAAAAGGCATCATGGAAACGACAGTTTCGGAGCAGATGGGTAATGTCAGAGAAACACTCGCTCGCATGGGTTTGGAAGAAAATGACATGACATACCAAGCCGCAGTCGTTGTCAGACTCATACAGAAAGCGATGGTCGAGGGAGACACCTCGGCTATTCGTGTGTTAGGGGAACTGACAGGAGAACTCAACAGGTTTGGCTATGTTGAAGTGGATGACCCCGATGTCATCGAGATGCAGTACCCGACCATACTCATACCGGAGAACGGCAGGGATGCACCGAAAGAGAATGTACTCGGACCACAGGCAGGTCCTCAGACGATGTTCATGGCATCCTCGGCAGACATCGTTATCTACGGTGGAGCGGCGGGTGGCGGTAAGACATATGCACTGTTACTCGAGGCTCTGAGACATAAGGATGTTAAGAACTTCGGTGCTGTCATCTTCCGAAAGAATTTCACACAGATTACCGCCGAGGGTGGTCTGTGGGATGCAAGTGCGAAGATATTCTCTCAAGTGCCGGATGCACAGCAGAGAAAGACACCGAAGCTGCATTGGAAGTTCAACGCAGGAGCGAAGCTGACCTTTGCTCATTTGGATAGAGAGGAAGATTTACAGGCGTGGCAGGGTACAGAAATTGCGTACCTTGCCTTTGATGAGTTGACGCATTTCACGAAGCATCAGTTCTTGTATATGCTCTCCCGAAACCGAAGCACCTGCGGCATCAAGCCGTATGTGCGAGCAACCTGTAACCCCGACTCAGACAGTTGGGTGGCAGATTTCATATCGTGGTGGATAGACCAAGATACCGGATACCCTATTCGAGAACGAAGCGGAGTCATCCGGTATATGTGCGTCCTCAATGATGTCATCTATTGGGGAGACTCGCCGCAGGACTTGGCAGAGAAACATGGCATCAAGCCGGAGGAATGTAAGTCGGTTACATTCATTGCAAGCCGACTGGAAGATAACAAAATCCTCATGCAGTCCGACCCATCGTACCTGTCAAACTTGAAAGCCATGACAGAGGTTGATATGGAGCGACTGCTCTATGGTAACTGGAAGATTAAGGCACAGGCAGGAAGATATTTCAAGAGGACACAAATCCCTATTGACGGTTATCTCGAAAGGATACCGGACGATGTGGTTTACTGGTGTCGTGCTTGGGATTTGGCTGCCACAGATGAAGATGAGAATGGCGATGCCGACTACACCGCAGGAGTCCTCATCGGACGCAGGAAGAATGGCAGATTTATTGTTGCAGATGTCATCAACCGTCAGATTAAGGCGGGCGATGTGGAGAGCCTTATCTTAATGACTTCCATGTCCGACCGCAGTAAATACGGATACAACTACAAGGTCAGAATACCTCAAGACCCGGGAGCGGCAGGAAAGATTGTTGCGAAACAGTATCTCAACAGTCTGTCCGGCTTCGATGTTAAGGCACAGCCTGTATCCGGAAGTAAGGAACTGAGAGCCACACCATTCGCCGCACAATGGCAGAATGGTTTTGTTGATGTATTGATAGCACCTTGGAACGAAGAGTATTTCAGTCAGATGGAGTCATTTCCGGAGTCGAAGCACGATGATATGGTCGATGCTTCCTCAGATGCTTTCAATGAATTGACTGACAGCACATTTGATATTGATGCACTCCTGTAAGGAGCGACACTCATATAAAGGCAGAAACGAAGCCTGCTTGCAGGAATAACAAATTCTCCATCGGAAGATGCAAAAAGGCAGCACAGGGCGGTAACAAAGCCAAACAGGATATTATGAAGCACAATCACAGTCTGAATTTGCAGGCTGTTTTTTGTTGCAGAAAGGAGAACAGACAAGTGGATGAACAGCAGAAAGCCAAACTCGACCAAATGAATAAGCTGAGGCGAGGAGCGGCAATCATCGAAGGAACTCAAGACAAGTTCCGGCAGGACGGATACACGAACCTGCTTAATAAGTATGGCACAGCACAGGATAACTCGACTGCATACACCTACGAGCAGGAACCTGTGGTATCGGACCTCGAACTCATTCGATTGTATGAGGGAAACGGTCTGTTCACTAAGATAATCGACCGACCATCCGAAGAGGCTGTGAAGCATGGATTTGACATCGACTATGGAGATGAAGATATTACCGAGTATGTCGATAAGCGACTGGATGACTTGGATTTCGAGGACAAATTTGCAACGGCAGAGAAGTGGGCGAGACTCTATGGAGGTTCGCTCATTGTTATGTTATGCGATGACGGAGGTGGACTCGAGGAACCTTTGAATTGGGATAAGGTCACGACCATTGAAGAACTGAGAGTGTTTGAAAGAGCGGTCATACAGGAAGATTACACGACCATGTACAACTTTCATTTCTTCGATACGATGCACAGCGACAAACCATTCGGACAGCCGGAGTATTATCACATCTATTCGATGTATGGATATTTCACGGTGCATTACTCAAGATGCTTGGTATTCAGAAACGGCAGACTTCCGGAGCAGACAACCAATTCCATATACAGATATTGGGGAATGCCGGAATATGTCAAGATTAAGCGAGCGTTGCGAGAGTGCATTACATCTCACTCGAATGGCACTAAGTTACTGGAAAGGTCAGTACAGGCAATCTACAAGATGAAGAACCTTGCCAACCTGCTTAGTACGGAAGATGGAGAAAACAAAGTCCTCCAAAGATTACAGGTTATTGATATGGCACGAGGCATCCTTAATTCAATGGCGATTGACGCTGAGGGAGAGGATTACGACTTCAAGACATTGCAGATGTCGGGAGTCAAAGATGTCATTGATACGACCTGCAATATGCTTTCAGCAGTAACGAACATTCCACAGACTATATTGTTCGGTCGCTCCCCGGCAGGAATGAATGCCACCGGAGACAGCGACCTCGAGAACTACTACAACATGGTTGAGAATATTCAGAAGCAGAACATGAAAGCCAATGCCCGAACAGTAATCGACCTCATCCTCAAACAGGGATTGATTGAGGGGAAGATACCGGAAATCCCTAAGTACAAGATGAAGTTCGCTGCACTGTGGTCCTTGTCCGACACAGAGCAGGCAGACATTGCTCAGAAGAAAGCAGCCACTGAACAGACCAAGGCTCAGACAGCACAAGTTTATATCGACTCCGGTGTGCTTGACCCATCAGAGGTCAGAAGTTCCCTTGCAACTGAGGGAGAGTTCGACATCGAGGAAGTCATCACAGAAGATGACCTCAATCTGCCGGAAGATACATTCTCCCCGACAGAAATGTCGGGAATATCCGAGAACGATGACTTCGATTTGCAGTTCAAGAGCGAAGCGGAGGATGGCATAGATTATGGAGGAGCCGCAGTCCTTGTTATTAAGAATGGCAAAATCCTATGTGCAAGCCGCAGGTCATCGGAAGGCATCTGCGGACCGGGCGGTCACATCGAGGATGGAGAAACGCCCGAGGAGGCAGCACTCAGAGAGGCACAGGAGGAGTTTAATATTGTTCCCCTAAACATTCTACCTTTGGGAGTTTATAAAAGCAGAACAGGCTCATATTGCGATTCTATGATATATTTCACAGACCAATTCACAGGAACTCCGGAAGCAGATGGGGTTGAGATGCTGAATGAGAGATGGTTGTCACTGGAAGAGTTAAAGGGCAAGTTCCTGTTCCCCCCATTCGAGGAGTCGCTCAAGATGCTCGAGGATTTGCTCGGGCGATAAGGAGGCGGTTTTGTGGATGAGGAAGTAATCAGAAAGCAGACAATCCGAAAGGTTGGCAGGAAGTTCTACGGACACGACAGCCTGTATAGCAAGTACACGCCTCAGATACCGGAAGCGGCAGAGCGTGAGTATATGCGGATGACAAATGAATATATGCGGCTCCTCAAGGAAGAACTGGAAGAAAATCTTCCGGAACTCAAGGAGTCGTACAAGGCAAACAGAGATGAATTGGTGGCTGACAACCGGAGAATGGATGCAGCCACTGATTTAATGTTAAAGGTCAACGAACTGTTCACAAGGATGAAATCAAACCTGTTGAAAAAGACGGTTGGATTTGGTCTGAGGAGGAGACTTGAGTCACTGGCTCATCTCAACAGGAAGCTGACCGTCAAGGAGTGGAAGCGAGCAATCAAAGCAACTCTCGGTATCGACATCAGAGAGGACTATTACCTCGGGGAGTTCTATTCGGAGCAGTTACTGGAATGGGTCAAGCAGAATGTAGACCTCATCTCAACTATTCCGGAAGATACTCTCGACAAGATGAAAGACATTGTTTATGACGGCTACACGAATGGCAGGACCACAACCCGAATGGTTAAGGATATCCAGAGGGTGTACCGGATAAGCAAGCGGCACGCCACTCTGATTGCCCGAGACCAAACCGCCAAACTCAACGGACAGATACAACGGTATCAGCAAATGGACGCAGGCATCACGGAGTATATATGGTGTACCTGCGGAGACGAGCGTGTCCGAGAAAGCCACAGGTCCTTGAACGGCAAGAAGTTCAGTTGGAGTTCTCCTCCTACAAATTCAGATGGTCGTTCGTGCCACCCGGGAGAAGATTACCAGTGCCGATGTATCGGCAGACCTGTATTCAACAAGAACACGCTGAACCTTCCAGTGGATGACAGCGTGAATATCACTATCAAGTAGATTGGAGGTATAGAACATGGACGAAGCAATCAGAAACCTGTGCCTTGCACTGAAAGGCGAGGCAGATACGGTCATCGGATGCACAGATAAGTTAGTATCCCTGCCGGACGGTTCCAACAAAGCGGCTCAGACCCTCGATATGATACGACTCGATGGAGTTGCACATATTCAGAGTCTGACTCTTGCTATTACGGAACTTATGTCCGATGACTCCGCAGACAGCGGAGGCTCTGATGAGTAACAAGGAAGGATACACGGACAGAACCGCAGACATGGCTATCGCCCATGTATCCAAAAAAGAGAAAGCCATGAGAAAAGGAGGACATAAGACCAATGGAAACAAGAGATGCACCAAAACTGAGGAGAGTCAGAAGATTAGACAGCATCCGACTCGATAAGAACGATTCAACTTATTTCACGAATGAGGGGTATTTGGTAGACCACCCGATACTGACATCCTGTGGAATATTTGAATATACAAATCCCGATGGCAGTATCCGCAGGGAGTTGCGATTACCTAAGTATGTGTTCGATGAAAACTCATTGAAAACCTATCGCGGTAAGCCAATCATCATCACTCACGATGCAGGAGTCGTGGACAAGAACAATGTTGATAAGGAACAGATAGGAACCATACTTTCAGACGGTTACGAAGATGGAGAAGATGTCCGTGCGGAAATCATTATCCACGATACAGATTCCATGCAAAAGTGCGGTCTCAAGGAGTTGTCCTTGGGATACAACCTCGATTTGGTTGAAGAGCCGGGAGTGTGGAAAGGTCAGCCGTATGACGCAATTCAGACGAATATCGTCATCAACCACCTTGCACTTGTTGCATCTGCGAGAGCAGGAGAACAGGCAAGATTGAACATTGATGGGTCTGATGAACCCGAACTAAAAGGAGGTAAAGCAATGGCAAAATCAACAAATTCCCGCCGCGCAGACGGTGGGGCAATGTCTCCGGAAGAACTCGAAAAAGCCATCGAAGCCTACAAGGCAAGAAAGGCTCAGAGAGCATCCGCAGACGAAGAGGAAAAAGAGACACCTGCCGCTGAGACAGATGGCGATGCAGCCGAAGAGAACTCCACTCCTGCAACTGAGGAGGAACAGGCTGCTGATGGCAAGGGAGAAGATACTCCGGCAGAAGAGGAAAAAGGCAGCACTCCGGCAGACATCGCTCAGACGGTTAAAGACCGCAGAGACAGAAGAGATGCTGAGGACGACCCGGAAGATGCCAACGCTGCTATGGGAGTTATCGCACAGCAGGATGAGGATATTGATATGCTCCTCGCTGCTCTCGAGAAAGTCCTTGCTGAGATGAAAGGCAATGCTGATGGCGAGGAAGAGGAAAAAGAGACTAAGGAAGATGGCTGCGATGAAGAGGGCGAGGAAGAGAACAAAGACAGTTCCGATGATGAGTCTAAGTCCTTAAATGCAGACTCTGCGGATAAGATTGTTCGTCAGAGATTAAGCATCTGCCGTGTTGGAGACAAACTCAACATGGATGGTCTCGAGGACATGAGCATCAAGCAGGCCAAGAAAGCGATTATCGCCAAGGTCCTGCCTACAATGCGTATGGACGGTAAGTCTGATGCTTACATTGATGCGATGTATGACCTCGCTGTGAATGAAGCCAACAAGCACAAGGGAGTTGCGTATCAGAAACAGCAGATGACAGCACAGACTCCAAAGAGAAGAGCAGACTCCAACGAGAGTATGGCAGCAAACTCAAGAAAGAACATGATTGCAAGAGAAGGAGGTAATGAGTAATGGCAGCACAGCTTAATTACAATTATGGCACCCCGAAGGGTGTACCGGGCGGAAAGTTCGACATCGCATTTGACGAGGTTGTAACCCGCAAGAATGAGAATGAAGATGGCGTTATGAAGTACGGTCTTGCCGTGGCAGTGGGAACAGATGCAGGTAACGGCATCAAGGTTCCTACCACTGGCACAACCGCCGCACAGATTGAGGGTATCACAATCGCACTGCCTAACACCGAGCAGAACATGGCAGGCAAGGTTGTTGTCAAGAAGAATGCATCCCTCAGTGTTATGAAGAAAGGCAACATTTGGGGCAGACTTGCCACAGGTGCTACTCCTACCTATGGAGCAAAGGCTTATGTTATTCCGGAGGGAGACGAAGCCGGAACATTCACGCACGCAGCCGATAACGGCAAGAGTGATAGCGGCAAGGTTGAATACCTTGACATCAGTGCTACATTCGGCAACGCATCTGATGACGGCATTGCTGTCATCGTACTTTAATCTAAGGAGGTAAGAAAGAATGAGCAAAAATTACAATCCCGAAATGCCATCCACTGGCTACGATGTCGCAGACCTTGCGGCATTAAAGGCATCTAATCTGATGCCTGCACTCAAGGAGGATAGACTTTGCAGATTTGATAGCACAGATGATGCTTCTATCTTCTTTGCGAGAGAGTTGGACTACATCAAGTCTAAGTCCTACGACAAGATTTATCCGGAGTTCACCGCTCTGAATAAGTTCCCTATCACTCACGAAGTACCGGAAGGTGCCGAGTCCATGACATACTACTCATACGAGAGAACTGGTATGGCTGCAATCATCAGCAACTATGCAACAGACCTTCCTCGAGCAGATGTTAAGGGCGCACCTTCTACTGCATTTGTCAAGTCTCTCGGTGCTTCCTACGGATACTCCGTACAGGATATGAGAGCGAGCCGTATGGCAGGTAAGTCTCTTGATACTCGCCGTGCTGAGGCTGCAAGATACGCAGTAGACCGCACAACCAACATCATCGCATTTGCAGGCGATAAGAAGAACAACCTTGTCGGAGTTCTGTCTACCGACAATAACATTCCTCTTTATACCCTTAGCGAGGTAGAAGTTGAAGGTCAGAAGTACACAGACTTCAAGCATAAGACAGCGGCTCAAATCCTTGATGACATCAATGGTATGTTTGCATACCAGGCGAAGATTACCAAGGGCGTAGAACACGCAGACACTCTTATGCTTCCGCACAGTGTCTATATCGACATCTCCACTCGTCAGATTCCGAACACTGGATATACAGTGCTTCGCTTCCTCAAGGAGAATGCTCCGTACCTCAAGGACATTGTGTCTGCACCGGAGTTAGAGTCTGATGCAGAGGATACCAACCCTTACAACAAGGGTGTTATGTTCCTGTTTACCAACTCTGCTGATAAGTTCAGCCTCGAAATTCCGATGCCGTTCTATCAGTATCCGTTACAGAACAGAAACCTCGAGGTAATCGTTCCTTGCGAGGAGCGTGTCGCAGGTTGCATCATCTATTATCCACTCTCTGCACTCATTGCAGTCGGAGCGTAGTCTGAAAAAAGGAGGAAATGCGAAATGGCAATCAAGATGACAAACTTATCTGAAAAGGTAATTGGAGTTGGCGAGGCAACGGTACTTCCGGGGGAGACCAAGGAAGTGCCTCGTGCTTTTGAGACAAGTCCTATCTTGGAAGTGTACAAGAATATGGGGTTAGTATCCCTGTCCGGCAAGCCTACTGCCGCAACAAAGGCTGTGGCTGAGAAGAAAGCTGAGGAAGATAAGGCAAAGGCGGAAGCTGAGGCTAAGGCTGCGGCTGAGAAGAAAGCAAAGTTAGACAGTCTCAAGGATGCGTCCGATGAAGATGTAGCCGCTCTTGCACAGGAACTCGGCATCAATCCGGCAGAGTGCAAGGACCTCGCAGATGTACGCAAGAAGGTAAAGGCTGCTCTCAGCAAATAAGTTGGGAGGTGGCTCTATGAATGCCTTAGAAATATTCCGAATGGTTGCAAAGGAATTTGACAGCCTGCCGGATGAAGATGTCGTCAATGATGACGGCAAAGTTACTCAGTACGGTGTCAAATCGTTCATCGAACTGTATTCAGACCAAATCAGCGAGAAGCGGTTCGGAGCGTCATACCAAAAGGCACTGGCGTATCTGACCGCTCATAAGTTGAAAATGAATGGATACGGAGATACCGGAACAGGAACTATCGCAGACTCACTCAGAGTCGGCTCATATTCAGAGGGCGAAACCTCAATCAGTTATACGACCGGACAGCAAACGAACCTCCAAGTCGATGCGGAATATGCACTTACCGTATATGGCTTGGAGTTTCTTACGCTCCGGAGAAATGCAATCATCCCGATTGTATCAGCAGGAGAGGCTCAATGAGTGTGAGAATTACCGATACCGTGACAGCGGACGGCAGAAAGTTTCAGCAAATGCTCAAAGAACTGGCAGAAAAGGAAGTGCGTGTTGGGTTTCAGCATGGCAAAGCCACTGAGGAGGACGGCACGGACATCTGTGATATTGCAGCATGGAATGAACTCGGAACTGTGCATATTCCGGCTCGTCCGTTTTTGCGTATGAGCGTAGATGACAACGCATCAAAGATTAAAAGTTTCTTGCAGGAGAAGAAAAAAGACCTCGTAAGAGGGATTTCTGCCGAACAGGTCCTCAAGGAGATAGGGATTTTTCAGAAAGACCTCATCCAAGAGAAGATTACGGACGGCAGTTTCGCACCAAATGCGGCATCGACTGTCAAGAAGAAAGGCTCATCCAAACCGCTGATTGATACTGGACGAATGAGACAGTCAGTCAATTATGAAATCAAACAGAAAGGAAGTGGAGACTGATGAATTTCTTAAAGAAGAATTACACGCTGAGGCGTTATTCAGAGCCTAAATATGTTCAAGGCTATTCTTCTATACCTTATGAAGATTTAACGCTGCCTATGGACATACAGACCTTAGAGGACACCATAAAGACCGAAGAGGACGGTAGGAAATCAATTCAGAAGTTGAAAGTATTCTGTGACTACGAGATTTTGGCTGAGGATGAGCATAAGAAGCAGAAAGCAGACCGTGTTTGGTTTCAAGGGAAGTGGTTTGAGTGCCTGTCAAGCAGGCTGAGTGAGAACACTCCTCTGAGGCACTGGACAGCAACATTCGTTCAGTGCTTGGATGCCGAAGATGGTCCAAAACAGGAGGGCGAATGATGAACATGGAGAGCGTAGAGTCGGTCATCTACGATGTTACGGCTGAGTTCTTCCACGGTGCTACGGTCATTTGGGCGGAGCAGGTAAATACGAAACCGGATTTACCGTATGTGACACTCAAGACAGGAAACCTCAACAGAACTCGCTTTCCAGTGGTAGATGATGACGGAAACAGGTTTTATCCGTGTAGTACATTGCTCGAGATAAACCTGTACACCAAAGGCAAGGCGGTTACGGTGGCAGAGAATGTTACCGGAAACTATGCCAACACAGCCGCAAGCGATTTGCAGGATTTCTTCAATTACCTCGACTCTGAGGAAGTTGTGGACAGACTGGCAGCACACGGCATGGATATATCCCTCGAACCGCCTGTGAGGGATTTGACAAATTTGCAGAATGACAGTAAGTACCGTTACCGAGCAATGGCTGAGGCAACGGTTTCTTTTTCTCAAGAAGCAAATGGTCGTTACGGAATTGGTGGCATGGATGCTCCAAACGCATCCGGAGGCGGCTCTGCTGAGATGGCAGATGCAACATCGGGTGTCATCGAGGAAGTAGAAATTTCAGAAGAGACCTATGAAGGAGGTAAAGCATAATGAAGAACAATCCATTAGATGACATCATCAAGTGCGATGTCGAGATTTCAAGTCCGGGTTCAAGCGATGTGAGTTTCGACAGTATCCTCTTGGTGGTAGCCGGATCCGCTGCGAAAGGCACAGCAACAATCTCCGGCACGACAGCAATCGGCAAGGCTGATGAATTGCTCGACTATGGTTACAAGACCGACAGTCCTGCATATATCGCTGCAACGGTTGCTTTTTCTCAGAACCCATCTCCGGATGAAGTGTATTTTGTGGTCCGTGAAAAGACTGCGGAGAAAGATACCTACGAGGATGTTACTACAACACTCGCAAGAGCGAATGGAGAGGCATCGTTCTATGGCATCCATCTCACGGAGTTCAGAGACAGCACGGATATTGAAGCTGCAAAGACTTGGGCGGAGGCGAATGAGAAGTTGTACGCATTTGAGTACACAGACATCGACTCTTGTCCTGTAAAGAATTTCAGTTTCTACCGTACATTCGGTATTTTCTCCGGACTCGCGGACGGTTATGCAGCAGAAGAACAGCCTGCTGAAAACCAGTATGCAGCACTGGCTTGGATGGCTAAGTGTTTCGGATACGACCCGGGAACTGAGACATGGAACCTCAAGGAACTGGCAACAATCGTTCCTACGAAGTTGTCAACAGAGCAGAAGAAAGCACTGGGAGCAAAGAATATCAACACATTTCTCCGCTATGCAGGATGTAACTGTGCAATGGGCGGCATGACCCTTGCGGGAGAGTGGATTGATGTTATCCGTTTCAGAGACTGGCTCAAGAATGAGTTGCAGATTAGAACATTCAATGCTCTCAAGACCAACCGCAAGGTTCCATTTACTGACGGAGGCATTGGTCTGATTGAGGGAGTTATGGACTCCACTCTCAAGGACGGACAGGACATCGGAGGCATCGCTCCTACGGAGTATGACGATGACGATAATCCTATTTATGGATATTCAGTCACTGTTCCAAAAGCATCCGACCTCACGGAGGCAGAAAGAAAGTCGAGAAAACTCACAGGATGCAAGTGGTCCGCCCGACTCGCAGGAGCAATCCATGCAGTAGAAATCAGCGGCAACTTGACATTCTAAGGAAGGAGGATAAAGGACAATGAGTAAAGTTACTACTTACAATCCTAAGAAAGTTACCTGTGCGTTAGGCAGACACATCGTTTCCGGCTTTGCAGATGACTCGTTCATCAGCATCGAGCCTGCGGGCGATGGTACTTCCTATGTCGTTGGTGCGGATGGGGAGATTGCTCGAAGCATCGACCCTTCTAATGTCTACACGATTAAGCTGGCACTGTTACAGGCATCTGCTACAAACAAGTACCTGCAAAAGATGTACGACAAGGACAAGAAAGACGGCACAGGCACATTCAGCGTGAACATTGCCGACCTGCTCGGAAACGAGAAGTTCACAGGCTCAGTTGCGTGGGTTACAAAGCCTGCATCATGGGCGAGAGGCAAGGCACAGGGCAACCGTGAATGGGAAATCGCCGTAGGCGAAGGACAGTTCAAGTAAGGAGGAAATGAAACATGGCATTGAAACAGATGGAAGCAAAAAAGGTAACTGTTGGCGAGAACAGTTTCCACATCAAGCCGTTCCCGGCATTTAAGGCAGCAAATCTTACAGGGGAGTTAGCATCCGTGCTGTCTCCCCTTATTGGTGCGATTGCACCTCTTGTCGGGGATGGAGACTTGATGGATGTAGATGTAAACAAGGCTGCTGAGGCACTGTCAACATCAACCGTAATCAACGGAGACAGATTGGAGGCTCTGATGAAGAAACTCCTTCTCGGCGGCAATATTGTTATTGAATATGAGGACGAAGAGGGCGAGAGACAGCAGGATGTACTCGATAAGGACCTCGCTGATGAAGTGTTCTGCGGTAATGTGCAGGATATGTTCGTTCTCTGCGTTCATGTAATAAAGTTGAACTTCAACGGTTTTTTCGAGAAGTTAGCCACCCTATCTGGGAAAGCCGAACAGGTGGCTACCAAGACTCCGAGGAAGATATTGTAAAGTTCGGCAAGTTTGATTATTCACAATTCAGTGAGTTAGAACTCCGGTGTTACATCCTCATCAAGGCGGGAATGGTATCCATGACCGAATTGCAAGAGGTTTACACTCTCGATGAAATGCTGAAATTATACGCACTGTATTCTATGCAGTTAGATATTGAGAAAGGGAGAGCAGACGAACTGGAAAGGAGGTCTTGATAAGTGACGATTAGAGATATATCTGTCGCTTTCGGCTTCGATGTGGACCGTGCATCCCAACAGCAAGCAGAGAACAGCATAAAAGGTATCAAGAATATGGCGACCAAACTCTTAGGAAAGATTGCGGTCGTCTTTTCTGTCGCCAAACTGACATCGTTTGCCAAGGATTGCGTGGAAGCGGCATCAAATGTCGAAGAGATGGAGAATAAATTCAATGTCGTATTTGGAGACATGGCTGATGAAGTTGACAAATGGGCGGAGCAATTCGCAGACTCGGTCGGTCGAAACAAGAACACGATTAAGACCTACTTGGCAGACCAACAGAACTTGTTGGTAGGATTTGGTATGACAAGAGAGGAGGGTTCAAAACTCTCAGAGCAGATGACAACCCTTGCTCTCGATATTGCATCATTCTCGAACCAAGACGAAGATGTGGCGGTTAATGCCATGACTAAGGCTGTTATGGGAGAGAGTGAAGCGGCAAAGACTCTCGGTGCAGTTCTGAATGATACAACACGAGCCGAAACGATGGCAGCACTCGGAATGTCGGGTACATACGACAGCCTGTCTCAGTTGGAGAAGATGCAGGTAAACTACAATGCAATCCTGCGGCAGTCTCCCGATGCAGTCGGAGATTGTGTCAGAAGTATGGGTTCGTATGAGTCATCTACAAGGCAGTTAAAGGCTGCACAGGAAGAATTTAAGGAGTTTATCGGCGGTCAGTTGCTTCCGGTAATGTCTGTATTCGTTCAATGGGTAACGAAAGGCGTGAAAGCGGCAACAAAATTTGCCAAAGCAATCCTACTGGATGCTGACGGCAACAATCGTATCCTGCGGTCATTCGATAGGATACACGCAGTCGTTAAAAGACTGCAACCTGCTATGGAGAGGTTTACATCCTCGATGAAGAACGGCATTAACAAAGCCACCGACACGATAAAGAATATCATCAATCGGTTTGGAGGCATGGAAAACGCATTGAAGTTGCTTGCGATAATCGCAGGTGCTTTTATCATAGCGATGAACTGGAGCAAAATCATAGGTGGAGCCAAGGCTTTCCTGTCGCTCATACAGGGCATGGGAAAGTTATTTTCGTTTGCCAATCTAAAGATACTTGGCATTGTTGCCATAATTGTAATACTGGCACTGATAGTTGAGGATTTTATCAATTTCCTTATGGGTAACGACTCGCTGATTGGTACGATATTCGACAAGGCAGGTATCGGGGCAGACAATGCCCGGCAGGCAATATTCAACGCATTCAATAAGGTCAAGGAGTTCCTGCTAAATGTATGGGATTTGCTCAAGACTGCGGCGGGAATGTGGATAGATACAGTCAAAGGTTTCTTTGAAAGGCACGGAGAGCAGATAAGGAAAAACTTCGAGAGAGTATGGGGAATAATCAGCACCCTGCTCAATGGAGTTTGGACTTTCATTACTCAACTTGCTGCCACACTGTTCGGAGGTACGGAAGATGAGATTAACGGCTCGCAGGAAAGTACCAAAGATAAGATACTGTCGATTTGGCAAGCTATCCTTGATACGCTGTCATCCATATGGGATGCGTTATTTGCTGTGGCGAATGCAATATTTAATGCGGTAGCCACGGTTATCGAAACTGTATTCAAATGGATACAGGCATTTTGGAACAGTTGGGGTTCTGAGATACTTGCATGGTTCAAAGGGTTATGGGATAACCTCGGGCAATTCCTCAATGGATTTCTTGCGGTACTCGAAGGAGTAGCCAACTTTATAAGTTCCGTATTTACAGGAAACTGGTCGGGAGCATGGGAAGCCATCAAGCAGGTATTTTCCGGAATTTGGGATATGATTACGGCGATTCTGCAACAAGCATGGAACACGATTTCGACCGTATTAACGATAGGCTTAGGAGTCTTGCAGTCATTATGGAATGCAATTTGGACTGCCATTTGTAATTTCTTTCAAGGAATATGGAATGGCATCGTATCGTTTATAAGCGGTATTTGGTCCACAATCACAGGAGTTATCTCCGGAGCGATAAATGGCATATACAGTGTCGTATCATCGGTGCTGTCGGCTATATCATCATTCTTCAGCAACATATTCAGCGGCATCGCATCGTTTGTCTCAAGTACATTCAGTAATATGGTATCGGGAGTTACCGGATTTGTTGGCAACATCAAAAATGCCATTGTGAACGGACTGACAGCAGCGATAGACTGGATAAAAGGACTGCCAAGTCAAGCACTGAAATGGGGTTCCGACATCATAGACGGAATTGTCAACGGTATCAAAGGAGCAATCGGAAAAGTTACCGATGCAGTTAAGGGAGTGGCTGATAAGATTAAGTCATTCCTGCACTTCTCCGTACCGGATGAAGGACCTCTGACAGATTATCAGTCGTGGATGCCCGACTTCATGGGCGGACTGGCGAACGGTATTTCAGCAAGCGAGGATACTGTTCTCGATAAGGTTAAAGGCGTAGCGAGCGGCATTAAGACATTGATGCAGGGAGCAACAGCGTCTGCGGCAACGGCTGCAAGCAGTCAAGTAAATAATACAACCTCCAACATGACACAGAATGTCAACATCAATAACAGTTATTCCGGAGGAAGTACAGAAACTCAGAAAAATGTGTCTAAGGCAATGAATAAATCAGCCGTAGATGCGACAACACAAATGGCAAGAGGACTTGCCTATGCAAGGGGGTAGGTTATATGGCGAGAAAATTGCAACCTGTTTCGGTGTGGGGGATAGAGTTTGATGCTCTCATAGATGAGACCAAAAGTATGACCTCCACCATACCGGAGTACCCGGTTGAGAAAGGATTTTCGGTGTCGGATACGATTATCAACGACCCGATACAGTTCTCCGCAACATTGTATCTTACAAATACACCTGTCACATGGTTGTACCGCCATGGCTCATCCAATGACAGAGTGAAGCGTATATGTAACGATATAGAGAAAAAGTGGTTTGAGAAGAAACTAACCAAAATCGTCACATCTGATGCGGTTTACACGAACATGGGTATCACGAGTATTAGCATCAAGAAGTCGGCAGACATCGGATACGCTCGCGAGATTTCTATTTCCGCAAAGAAAGTCAGAGTGACAAAGAGAAAAACCGTGAATATCCCGACCTATGTTTTGAAAGCAGGAAAGTCGATGGCAAATGCAGGAAAGGCTTCCACATCGAAGTCATCGTCCAAGTCGTCATCAAGTTCTTCGTCATCTTCGAGCAGTTCATCGGGTAGCAGCGGCGGTTCAAGCAAGAAGTCGAGTAGCGGCTCAAAAAAGTCTGCATCCATTTTGTACGGTGCAGCAAGCGGTCTCGGCTTGATTTAAGGAGGTGTTGGGATGCTATATATCCAAGTACCGGATATGAATGATAGTGTTTCAACACTCTCCATAGACGGTAAAGAATACAACCTACGGTTTACCTACAACGAGAAGTATGATTATTGGAGTTTTGGTCTGTATGACGAGGGAGAAGAACCAATCATCGCCATGACGAGAATAGTTCCGAACTTCCCGATATTCCATTATTACACCGACAGCGACATACCGGACGGAATATTCGGCTGTCTGTCGGATACAAAAACAGTAGGAAGAAACGCATTTAAGGATTTGACGGCTGAGTTTGTCTATATTCCGAATGTGGAATTGGAGGATGATTGATATGGCTAATGAAAACTGGATGCGAACCTACACCATGCGGTGCGGGAAAATGGGAAAGCGAGGCTTTGAAATTGGAAATGTGAACAGTGTGACAGAAGATTGTCTCCATGTATCGTTTTCGGTTGAGAAGTCGAGCGAAGAAAGTCAGAATGATGCGAAAGTTCAGATATGGAACCTGTCTCCGAAAAACCTCAGCATATTGGAGTCAAAAGATTGCGTGGTTGAATTGAAAGCAGGCTACGGAAAGAACAGGTCACTCATTTTTGTTGGAAATGTATCATCTGCAATCACGACACTCGATAATGCCGACAGGCTTACGGAGTTGACGGTTGTGGATGGTCTTGTCGAGTTAAGAGATACGAATATCAGCGTGTCGATTAACGGCAAGGTAAATTGCAAGACGGTGTATCAGAAAATTGCGAATGCGATGGGAGTATCCGTTAAGTTCGCAGGAGATTTATCGTATGCCACCCTTCCGAATGGCTTTTCCTATGTCGGGAAAGCTAAGGGAGCATTACAAAAGGTGGCGAATTGCTGCGGACATAAGTGGTCCATACAGAACCAAGTCTTGCACATTACATGGCCCGGTCGTTCCATAACGACTCGAGGCTATTTGCTCTCTGCTGACACTGGACTCATCAACATACCGAAAAGAATTACAATCGGTTCGGGAGATGAGTCAAAGACAGGATGGGAGGTTGAATACTTGCTGAATGGTGCTATCGGTGTCAATGACATTGTTGAACTGAGAAGCAAGACTATAAGCGGGTATTTTTTGGTTTATAAAGTTACGATTGACGGCGACAATATGGGCGGAGATTGGCTCTGCACAGCACAGTTGCTGAAAATTGCTGAGAAGCCGAAGATGGACAAGAAAGCAGAGTCCGGAAGTTCCAAGAAGAAATCATCCGGAAGCGGAGGTTCATCGGGAGGCACAATTAAGAAAGGCGATAAGGTCAAGGTTATCAGAACAGTCAAGTCAGGTAGCAGAACGAAAGGGTATCAATACTCCGGAGGAATGTTTACCTGCTATTATTCGGTTTACGATGTTATACAGGTCAAAGGAGACCGTGTGGTAATCGGCATCGGTTCGACAGTTACTGCGGCAGTAAAGATGGCTGACCTCGCTAAAGCATAGGAGGCATTATGTTACAGGAAGTCACAGCAGAAATCGAAAAGACTGCAAAAGCGGTCGTGAATGAAATTCATACCGCATTGCCTGGAGAGATTGTTTCTTTCGATGGAGCGACTGCAACGGTTAAGCCTGTCGGACAATATGTAACATCAGATGGAGTCTCACTAAGTTATCCCACGATAACCGAGGCTCCTGTTTGTTTTCCATACTGCCAAAGTGCGGGTGTTGGAATTGCATTTCCGGTCAAGAAAGGTGACAGTTGCATCATCATCATTTCAGAGGTAGAACTGGACGCTTGGAGGAGCGGTGCTGCTTCGGAAGGCTCGCTCAGATTTGACCTCACGAGTGCTATGGTAATACCCGGTCTGCTCGATGGAGGCAGCGATGCCGCAGTTAGAGCGACAAAGCAAAATGCTGTTATTGTGACAGGCGGAGATACAGAGGTTGTGGTGTCCGGAAACGGATGTGAAATCAATGCAGGCTCCACGACATTTAAGGTGTCTGACTCCGGAGTGAATATCAAAGGAAATGTCACTGTAACAGGAGATATAAAAGTCGGTTCGGTATCGTTCAAGAACCATACTCATACCGACAGTACCGGAGGCAAGACCCAAAAACCCGAATAACCATACGCACAAAGCCTTGACAGCCACAGGAAGCGTTTTATTTGAGTAAGACAACAAATTCTCCATTGGAAAGGCTCAAGGGCAGAAATAAGCAAATAAGAAAGTCCATACAAGAGGAGGTGCTTTATGGATATTTTACTATCCGCAGACGGAGACCTATACCTCACAGAAACAGGAGACATATCCCTTGTCGAGTCAGTTGCTCAGAAAATCAAGATAAGGCTCAGATGGTGGCTCGGGGAGTGGAGATGGGATGAAGAGGAGGGTATGCCGTACAGGGATGAACTTTTCGTCAAAAATCCGGATACGGACAGTTTCGAGATGGCTGTCCGAGAAAAGATATTTGAAATTGACGAAGTTACCGAGGTCAAGGATGTCTCGGTTACTTACGACAGACACACGAGAGTCGGGAAGATTGAGTTCACGGCTCTGACAGATACAGAAACCATAAGAGAGGAGGTGGAAATAGATGGCAGAATACGGAGTAACTGATAAAGGCTTCAACATCAAGAGGCTCGATACCATTATGGAGGAGATACACACGGATTTGACGGAGGCGTTTGGCTTTGATACGAGGCTGACGAAGCCGTCTTTTCTTGATACACTCATCACAACATTTTCCTATCAGATTTCTGATTTGTGGGAGACTGCTCAAGACAACTACTATGCCAAATATCCTGCCACAGCAACAGGAGTCAGCCTCGATAATGCTGTTCAGTATGGCGGCATACGCAGGGCAGCAAACAAGCGTACATCATACCGCCTGCACTGCACCGGAGACGATGGAACCTATGTAAGAGAAGAGGCAATCGTGGCAACAAACACAAGTCCGGAAGTCAGATTGAAGAACGCAGATGAGTTCGAGATTACGAGAGATGCGTTCAACCGAGTAAGCATCAAAGTGGCATCGGCTGAGGTCGGTGTTTATTCAGTCACAATCAACGGTAGTCAGTATTCATTCTCAAGTCCGGACGGAGTGGAAGAGGATATTATCACAGGTCTCGCCAAAGTTATTACGGACGATGGATATACCATAACTGCCAAGAACAATACGCTTACGATTGAGGATAAGACCATCAGCAGAAGCAATGTACTCATCCTATCAGACAACTTGACGACATCGAGCGTCACTGTAATAGCGACATTCCTCACAGAGGAGTACGGAAAGATTACTCTTCCATACGGAATAGTCACGAAGATGGTAAATAATGTCACTGGATTTACGGCTGTTACAAATCTACTCGAGCCGACATACGGAAGAAAGCAGGAGAGCGACATCGAACTGAGACAGTCCTACATTGCAAAATCAGCATTGAGGTCCAACACGATGATTGAGTCTATTGTCGGAGAACTACTGAATAACATCGAGAATGTGGAGTCTGCATCCGGATATGAAAACGATACAGACTATGTAGACAGCAGAGGACTTCCGCCTCACAGTATCGAGATTATCGTTGAGGGAGGAGACAACAGTGAAATCGCACAGGCTATTCTCCGAAGAAAGGCGGGCGGTATTCAGACATACGGAAGTATAGAAGTCGGCGTTCCCGGAGTGTACGGAGACACAATCCCTGTTCGGTTCAACAGACCGGACTATCTGCACACATGGCTCAAGGTTGTGCTGCACGGAGACAAGTCGCAGTTGCCGACAAATTATGCTTCTCTTACCATACAGGCTCTGATTTCAGACGGAGCAGAGTTTGTGGCAGGAACCAATCTCCTCACTCAGTTGCTCAACGATGGCATTTACGATGCTGTCGCAGGACTGACTTATGTTGAAATCTATACTGCATACGGAACTTCAAGTACCTATGTTCCGGAATCATCAGATTACAAGCAGAAAAATATCATCGTCACATCTCGTCAAAAGGTGCTGATTGATGAGAAGAGAATTGAGGTGTCGTTCAGTGAAGATAGTTGATAGTTGGCTGAATGATTTACCACAGCAGTTTCTCGAGAAGAAAAATATCGAGGCTTTGATACGAGCGTTCTCCAAACAGTTGCAGGAGATAGAAGATGTATTTGATGACTTGAAGAGCATCACAGACCTCGATACAGCCACAGGACAGAATTTGGATATGGTAGGCACCATTATTCCACTCAGCAGAAAAGAAGCCGGAATACTGGCAGGTATCAATGTTGAGGACCCTGTTATTTCTGATGAAAGATACAGGCAGTTCCTGCGGTATCAGAATTTGGTAAATACCAATGAATGTACCTATTACGACTTAATGGATGGTCTCGCATTGCTGTGGGATGTATCCCCGATTTACTACATCGAGGACCCGGATATGCCTGCAACAATCATTCTGACAATGCCGTTCCTCAAGCCGGGAGGAGAGGTCGTAAGGGTGGGCGAAGTTCCAATGGTAAAACCTGCGGGAGTTCGTATTGAATTTGAATATCAGATTAAGGTGGTCGTAGAAACACTTGTCCGATGGATATGTGCAACCTACGACCTTTTGATTTGCGGAACTTTCAAGTGCGGCACGAAGCCGAGACCCGGTACACTTGGAAATATCATGTATGTCGAGACAAATCTCGATATGAACGCAATCACAAATGTATTTGACACAACCCTGTCCGGCACAATCCGAATAGGTGGCAAATTGTATAATTCCACGACAGGAGAAATCTTCACGGATGATGTAGAAATCATCATCAATTCAGATTACGAAATCGTGGATGTCTTGGTAGCAGGTCAGTCGGTGTCCGGCGTTTATCCTGCCAAGGCTGTCAACGGTGTATTCATCGGAGAAAGCACGGAGGTAGGAAAGACCTTTACCAACACGACTACGGTTCTGCCATTATCCGGAGTTGTTACGAGTGGCGGAGGAAAGATGATGATGCCTGCAAAGGTTCGACTTTCGGAGGATATAAATATTCAGAGCAATTCAACGATAGGAGTATCCAACGCACCGAAGAGTGGAACCATTATCTCGGGAGAAGGAACCGAACCTGTCGTTCAGACATCGGTATCCAACGGCTCTGAGGTCAGTGGCAAAGTTATCGTATCTGCCGCAACTATCAAACGGTGCGGAACTAAGGCTTGTGGAAAATAAATCAGAAGGAGGTAAAAACGATGTCATTTTGGAGTACAGATTTTATGAATGACCGAAGAAAGCAGTGGCTCAACGCTTTGGTAAAGTTTCAGTACCTTGTCAATGGCACTTGGTATGATGCAACAATCAATACCAAGAGAGTGACTGGCAACAAAGTTGAAATCATCGTCAGTTTTCCGAGAACATCGAGCGGCTCGCAGACCATTAAGGCTGTGAGAATTATTGATGTCACAGGAAAACAGGCAGGATATCAAGCAACCGAGATTGTCCGTGCTGCCAACCAAGGCGTTCTGACAAAGTTTGAGTTCCCAATCTATGAAAAGGAGGATGAAACCTAATGAATGGTAGAAATCAACCGTACCTCGACACCAACGGAGCAGGCTTCTATGAGCCTACGATGTGGCAGGACGAAGTTGAGGGGATACAGGAAGGTACGCCTGTGGATGAACAGAACCTCAACAACATCGAGGATGGCGTAAACGGAGCCAACCTCACGGCAGAGTTTCTGACCGAAGTAGTGAAGCATCACGGAGAACAGATTAGTAATATCGGAGGCGAGATTATCAAAGCCACTCTTACCAATACGGCAGGAGAGGCTTTTTTTAATAATTCCGCAAAGACGATTGCGCTGTCTGTCAACAGAGACAGTTTTGACTACACAGTGACAGCGGAGGTTGTTACTCCTGTGGACAATGTAGGCGACATCATCGTCTACGACAAGCAGGTCAACGGCTTCAAGGTTAAGTATACCGGAAGTGCCGAATCTGTGGACCTCAAACTGTATGTACAGGGAGGTAATGCAGCGTGAATGTAATTATCCACAATGACGAGAGGAGAAGTCAGCGTGACTCTACTCTCAGAGAATACGGTATCAATCCTGAGAGAGCGTCAGCCGCTCAGAGGGAGATAGCAGACTGCATCGCTCAGAAAACCAATGAGGCGTATGCAGAAGCAAGAAAACATTAGGAGGTAAAGAAAGATGGCAATGAAAGTTGTAGAAGTCAATGTCGGGGAGAAAATTCCCTACACAGTAAGCAAGACCAAAGTTACATTCGATGATGAACTGATGCTCAATCTCGCCAAGTTAGAGAGAGATTTTGATGTCAGTGTGGACATCTGCATCGACAAGTTCGGGATGCTTGTGACAGGTCTTGGTGTGAAGTATGCAGCACAGATTGAAATTCCTGCAAGACAGTATGTCGATAAGGAACAGGTCAATCCGGACTACGACCCGGAGGATGAGAACAGTCAGAAAACTGTTATGGTTCCCGAGCCTGTTGCGTTCTCTATGGACAATGTAACTCTCAAACTGTACTCAATCGAATAAGGAGGTAAATTACTATGTCAAATTACGACCAGTTTGCAGCAGCGGTTAAGGAGATTTCCGGAGGAAAGAATGTAGTATTACTTGATGACCTCGGACTTCCTTCCGTTTATGTACCTATCAACAAACTCAAGAACTCCGAGATTATTTCCGGAGGCTCTGAGAATACTCATCCTGCATTCTCTGTGAATGGTGTAGAAAAGAGCAGATTTCTGTATTCCAAGTATCAGAATATCGTCATCAATGGCAGGGCGTACTCACTGTCTCACAGAGACCCTAAGACCTATGTCAATTTCGACCAGGCAAGACAGGCTTGCGAGGCTAAGGGAGCAGGCTTCCACCTTGGAACACTTGCTGAATGGGCGGCAGTAGCATTGCTCACACGCAAGATGGGAACTATGCCACACGGTAACAACAACTACGGAGGAGACTCGGCGTACACCTATGAAAAAGGGCAGGAGTCCGCAAAGGATAACAACAAGACAGGAAGAACATTCACAGGTTCCGGTCCTGCTACTTGGGGTCACGACCATACTCAGTTCGGAATACAGGATATGAACGGCAATGTATGGGAATGGCTTGGCGGTATGCGTCTGAATGAGGGAGAAATTCAGATTATCCCTTACAACAATGCAGCACTTGGTTCCGAGTGCGATATGTCCGCTTCCTCAACCTTGTGGAAAGCAATCAAGAATGACGGTTCTCTTGTAGCACCGGGAACAGCAGCGACTCTCAAGTACGACTTCGTATCCGGAAACATTCAGTTGACTACCGGAATTACATCCGCACAGGATGCAGGTAGAGGTGGAAGCTACACAGCAATGACCCTTGCGAGTGGTGTCACTGCACCGGAGTTGGCAAAGGCTCTCATTCTCTATCCGGACGAGCTGGGCAAAGATTATGGCGGAGACTATCATTGGATGAATAACGCCGGAGAGCGTTTGCCGATTGCCGGGGGCGACTGGAACAATGGTGCCGGTGCGGGTGTGTTCTACTTGAACCTCGGCAATGCTCGTTCTAACTCGAACGGCGACATCGGCTTCCGCTCCGCTTATGTAGAACTGTAATCTGAATTTTGCATTTTGTTTTGCGAGCGTTAGCGAGCGTATGAAGAAAAAACAATAAAATGATGTGCGTCCATAGGACAGTCCGTGCGACATAATTCGGACAGTCCATCGGACGCATTTTTTGTAGGGAGGTAAGATGAGCGATACAGCAACAAAAGGTGCAGAGGGCGAGAGCATAAGACAAAAAGTGGCAGATATGATGGACTACGCCGAGCCGTTCCTTGAGAAGTTTCCAAGACCGGAGAAAGGGTATGCAGGACTCGCAACCAAAATCCGAATGTGTATGAACACGATGGCTGAGAGGGAGATGGATACTCATAAATGCTATTATGCAAAATCAGTCCTCAAGGAATTAAACGAACTCGACAAGCAGGTCCAATATGCCAAATTCTATGTGGAAAGAGCATATAAGAAACGCATCCTCGACCAAAAGAGATTTAATGTGATGAGCGACTACCTCTCGCAGATAGGTAAGATGACCGGAAGTTGGATAAATAAGGTCACTGCCACTGCACAAAACAACGGCAGGAAATAATTTAGCAATTACTTTGGGAACAGGCTATTGCGTTTGCCGATTGCCGGAGGCAACTGGAACAATGGTGCCAATGCGGGTGTGTTCAACTTGAACCTCAACAATGCTCGTTCTAACTCGAACAGCAACATCGGCTTCCGCTCCGCTCTACCCTCATATTGTCAGATTTGCAGGAGGTCTACGGATGTCCTGCCAGTACACGAGGGGTAAAGGAGTCTGTTTCCACTCCAAAAAGGAGAAAAACAACCGACTGTATGAGAGCAGTGAGTGTAATAGGACAGCGGTCGGTTCCTCCATTCGGGAGGCTCACGGTCCGTAATGGGAACTTGAAAGCTGCAAGTAGCCTTTGGCGAAAGCCGCTATGCAAGAATGTAAAGGTGGTTTTTGGATGAAGATTAAGAATGTGTACGACATTATCTTTTCGATGGATAACCTTTACGATGCTTTTCTTGATGCGTCCGAGAGTCGTAGATACAACAGGGATGTCCTGCGATTTGGCTACGACTCTTGGACAAATCTTGAGGAGTTGAGAGAAAGAGTCCTTCGGGGAGAATACGAGATAGATAGGTACTTTATATTCTTCGTCTACGAACCTAAGAAAAGAATGATAATGTCAATCGCCTTTGAGCATCGTGTGGTTCAGTGGGCGATTTATAGAGTTGTCAATCCTGTGCTGATTAAGGGATATATCAAGGACTCGTATGGCTGCATACCCGGCAGAGGAGCGTTGGGAGCAATGACTCGTCTGAGAGATTGGTTGGAGTATGTCAGCAAGAAAGATGGAGATTGGTACTATCTGAAACTTGACATCAGCAAATATTTTTACCGGATTTCTCATCGGGTACTCAAGAACATCCTACGCAAGAAAATCAAGGATGAGAGATTACTTGAGGTTCTGTTCGGGATAATTGATTGCAAGCACACTCCATTCGGGTTGCCACCCGGCAAATCCCCGGGAGATGTACCGTTGGAGGAAAGATTGTTTGATGTGGGTATGCCAATAGGAAACCTGCTCAGTCAGATGTTTGCGAATATCTACTTGAATGAACTCGACCAGTTCTGCAAGAGAGTCTTGGGTATCAAGTATTATGTCCGGTACATGGATGACATCATTATTTTGAGTAACAGTAAGGCACAACTCCATGAATGGAGATGGACGATAGATACTTTCCTCGAGAAAGAACTTGAGTTAAGCCTTAATCAGAAAACCTGCATCAGACCTATCAATCAAGGCATTGAATTTGTAGGATACAGACTTTGGTACAACAAGGTTGTGCTGAGGAAATCAACGACTCTCGGAATGAAGAGAAGCCTCAGAGGTGTAGCAAATAAGTATCACGATTATGAGATGACTCTCGAGCAGGTTACTCAGACATTCAATAGTTATACAGGTATGTTGGAACACACAGACAGCGAGGAATTGTTGGCATCTCTTTATACAGATATGATATTGACGCATGGAGAAAGGAGAGAGAATGAAGAAAGATTTATTCAAATGCTCCCACAGGAAGAGGAGATGCTTTATGGGATATGAGCGATGCTCCGGAAGTTGCAGCCACTATGGCGAGTGCAGCGACTGTAAGTCATGGTTCATCCCGGCAGGCCAGTATCCGTGTAATAAATGCAAATATCTTGATGTTAAGCCGCCGAAGTAGGCGGTTTTTTCTATGAAAGGAGGTGAGGAATGTGAGCCTAAATGATTGGCTGAAAGCAGGAGGCGGTGTCGTACTGCTCTTTATGACATTGGTACAGATTGCACCAATCAAAGTCAATCCTTGGTCTGCTATTGGAAAACTTGCAGGCAATGCTATGAGATTTCTCGGAAAGACCATGAACAAGGATGTGATGGACAAATTGGAGACAGTCGAGAATGATGTCAAAAATCTGAAAGAGAAGCACGATGACCTCAAGAACAGGATGGACAAAGACGATGCGGATGAGTGCCGCACTCGAATACTCCGATTTGCAGATGAATTGCGAAGAGGAGTGGAACATTCTGAGGAGTTCTTCAATCAGATACTGGACGACATCTCGGACTATGAGAGATATTGTTCGGAGCATCCGGAGTACAAGAACAGTAAAGCAGTAAATGCCATTGCAAAGATAGATAAAGTCTATCAGAAGTGCATGGGAGAAAATTCATTTTTATAACAGGAGGAAAAGAACATGAAGAAAATTGATTGGGTCAGAAAACTGACAAGTAGAAAGTTATGGACGGCAGTAGCATCCTTTGTCTCTATGATGATTTTGGCTACTGGTGGCACAGACAACACAGCAACACAGGTAACTGCACTCATTATGGCAGGTGCATCCGTGGTGGCGTACATCATCGGAGAGGGATTGACCGACTACGCCAATAGCGGTTCCAACACCGAGGATGAGGAGTAATCTGAGAAACATATCGTAAGTACAGGGCAGCCGAAAGGTTGCCCTATTTGTTTAAGGAGGAATTGACATGAGTTTAATGGTAGGTAGTGCGAGAATTGATGAGAACGGCAAAATCTCCGGAGGAAAGCCGGGAGACCAAACAGGAAACGAAGTCTCAACTCAGCCGTACTATGTCCATTCAAAAGGATGGATTTGCATGAGACCAAAGAGTGTTGCGGTTGCCAATGCTATTGCGGAAGCGATGATACAGGCCTGCAAAAACAACAACATCGGATACTGCCAAGGACACCGCATAACTGTAATCGAACAGTTAAGAAAGAGCGGAAGCCTTGCAAAGATTCCTGCCAAGACAGAGGCTGATTGCAGTTCGCTTGTAAGAGCGTGCTGCATCCAAGCGGGATTTGACCCGGGCAATTTCAACACATCAGCCGAGGTGTCCTCTCTCAAAGCGTCTAAGCAGTTCATGGAGCCTATTACGGTAAAATCCGGCACGAAGTTGTGTAATGGAGACATTCTCGTCACTAAGACCAAAGGTCATACTGTCGTAGTTGTATCCGGCAATCCAAGGCAGACTGCACAGAACAACGCTTCCGTTTCGAGCGTAAAGGTAGATGACGCACTCCATAGAGACAAGTCACTCACAGGAACATACGCAACGACATCCGGTCTTAATCTCCGTGCAGGAGCAGGAACTGGAAAGAAAATCCTTGTTACAATGCCGAAGGGTAGCAAGGTAAATTGCTACGGCTATTACAATACTGATAGCAATGGTAAGAAGTGGCTTTATGTCACTTACAATAACGGCAAGAAAGTATATACAGGATACGCAAGTTCCTCATACTTGAGAAAGTAATTCTCGAGCAGTAGGCATAGCAAAGGGTGGCAGAAAAGCCGCCCTTATTTTTTGTAAAAGGAGGAGTTTTACTATGAACAAACTTTTTGGTATTGATATTTCACATTGGCAGGGAGACCTCAGCATCAAGCAGGCAAGCGATGAAAGAGGCGTACAGTTCGTCATTGTTAAAGCCGCCGGAGCAGATGCGGGCAAGTACAAGGACAGCAAGTTTGAAGATTATTACGCACAGTGCAAGACGATTGGTATGCCTGTCGGTGCGTATTATTATGGTAACGCCAAGTCTGTTGCAGACGCACAGGTGGAGGCAGACCATTTCCTATCGGTAATTGCAGGAAAGCAGTTTGAATATCCTATCTACTACGATGTCGAGGGCAATATGCTCAAGAACGCAAAGGATACTCTCACAGACATCGTTATTGCTTTTTGCGACAGATGTGAAAAGGCAGGATACTTCGTTGGAGTTTATACATCAGACTCACACTTCCAGTCTCATGTAGATGACTCTCGCTTACAGAGATTTACTCATTGGGTGGCAAAGTATTCATCCAACACACCTGCAACATCTCACGATATTTGGCAGTATGGCGGCGGTCAGAATTTCATTGCGGACAAGACAATCTGCGGCAGAACAGTAGACCAAGATTTCTGCTATCGTGACTTCCCTGCGGCAATCAAAGCGGCAGAACTCAATGGATTTACTGCCAACAATGATGACAGCAAGGATGAGCCGGAAGTGTCTGCTCCGGAGGGAACAACGCTTGAATTGGTTTACAGAACTATGAAAGATGAGTTCGGCGGCGGAGATGCAAGAAAAACAGCACTCGGAAGCAGATATGATGAGGTGCAGGAAGTCATCAACCATATTTACAGTGCGTCCGCACAGGAGTTGGCAGATGAAGTATGGACTGGCAAGTACGGAGATGATGAAGTAAGGAGAACTGTTCTCGGAGACAGATGGCAGGAAGTACAGGACATCGTAAATGATGGCGGCAAGAAGTACCATACTATCGAGAGCGGAGAAACGCTCACGAGCATTGCGAAGGATTTCGGAACAACTGTCGATGCTCTCGTTTCTCTGAACGATATCGAGAATCCAAACCTCATCATCGCAGGAGGCTCTATCAGAGTCAGATAACAGGAGGAAAGAATGAAAAACTACATTGGTGTAAAAATCGTAAAGGCAGAGCCGATGGAAAAGGATGGCAAAGCCGGATACAAAGTAAGATATAAGGATGGCTATGAGTCGTGGTCTCCAAAGAAGCAGTTCGAGGAGGCGTACAGGGAACTTGGAGATGCAGTTGATTTCATCAATGCAAAATAGTTCCGGTTGGTAAAGAATGGACCTCTCTATCAGATACGGTAGGGAGGTTCTTTTTTATTGTCCGAAATTTGTCCTGTGGACAATCTGTGGACGCATGGTTTTCCGTCCAAGGACGAAGCAATCTGATAAACGGTTTGCACCAACGGTTTTACTGATTTTTCAAAAGCAATTCGACATACATTATATAAGAAGAAATCCGCCTTGTCCTATGGACAGTCACACGGACAGTCCTGCGGAAAGTCCTAAACCATACCGTAACCGTAACCGTTACCTATATATATTATATCTATTATGTTCATTGTCCTATGGATGTCCTATGGACACATTTCTATTATCGTTTTGGAGTTCTCCAAATCATTCCGTAAAAATAAAGATATTCCTATTGACATGGTGCAAGGCTGTGTTATCGTACGCTCGCAAAAAAGCAAAGGAGGTATGCAGTATGATTTACAACCTTATTAGCGAAACGACCGGAGAAATTGTCGGCTATACAACAATCGGACCATTCGATACAGACCATGATATTCCGAACAGTGAATTACTGGATGTAAGACTGGAAGCAGCGATAGATGATGGATATGTGCAGGATGATGTCTATTATTGGCAGAAGTCCAAACAGAAAATAGGAGTATTGATTTAAGGAGGTGCGTGGCATGAGCGTTATTCCAAAAGAACTGACAGATGAGCAGTTAGCTGAATATTTCAGAGAATATGTAGGCGGCTGCCAGTGCAAGGAGAGGCATACAGAAGCAGCCTGCAATGAGGTTGAGCAGTACGACAAGATGGTTGCATATTTCTTTCCAAAGGAACTGAAACCGCAGAATAGATTTTATGACAAGATGATGGATGTTGCAGTTGAGTACGAGGAGTCGGGATTTATGGCAGGGTACAGAATGTGCCTAAAGCATTTACAGGAGCAGGAGCAGCAGGCTCAGACTGATACAACGAATTCTATACCGGAAGAACCAAAGAGGCAGGAACAGGCAGATACAGGTTCTGTGGATGCCTTGGATTTCATTTCCTCAAGACAGATAGGAGAAATGTTCTCTGCGCCAAACGGAAAAGTCGTAAGAAGAATTAAAAATCAGATTTTGCCGTACTGCACAGATGATGAGAGGAGAGAATTTTCTCTGACATCAGAGAGGAGCAGGCAGAATAAATACATCGAAGTCTATCGTCTCAGTAAGAAAGCCTGCGGCATCTATCTCGACCACATGGAGAAGTGGTCCGGCATGATAAATGTAATGACAGGCATCTCGGAAATGAGGAAGAGGATGCAGGAGGTGTTTGCGTAGCTAAATAGGAATATTCCAAAATAATTTCCGTAAAACTATTGACAAATTGGAATGTTCCAAGTACGATGTAGTCAAGATAAATCAGTAAAAACACCGAACAGGAGGTAAAGACTATGAAAACATTCAGAATGGCAGATGTGGAGAAAATCGAAGAAATGCTTGCAACCGGAAAGACAGTTGAGGTTGAGTGGAAAGATGGAGCAACAGGAGAGATGTACACTGAAACAGTTAATTCAGTCAGATGGGATGGATTAGTGTTTACCACCTGAAGATGTATCTATACCGGAATTGATGAGTTGGTTGAGATTAGGGAGGCGTAGAGATGAGATACAGATATTGGTTTGCATTGAGACCGCCAATGCCGGGGGCAGTTCCAAAAAGAAACTTGGAGAATGTCACGAGTTTTGGTAAGAGGACTTACAGATACGAAGTGAACAGAGAGGTTTGGGGATATGCAGATTATTCAGAACCACTGACGGATAAGGAGGTAGCCGAGTACGAATTGGTAAAAGGAGGCGAGGTACATGATTAAGGCAGGAGACCTTGTTAAGATTGATGACATCGGACCTCTTGCACAGGTCCTCAAGAAAGGCAGAGGAAGAATGTATCTGAGATTGGATGGCGAGGAGTTTTGGTGTCCTACATCCATTATAAAAAAGGCGGAGGTGTAAGAAGATGGTTAAGTATATTGATGATGGAGTGCTTCTTGGTTGGTATTTTTGCAGAGAGGGTTGTTGTTGGGGAGACGGAACAAAGAAAACGGCAGAAAGAATTGAAAAGGAGATGACGGAAGATGGCAGATAGAAGCAATGCAAGGCTGAACGAAGCGATAGAGCAGCACATCGCACAGTGGGATGGCACGGTGCATGGGTTCTGCATCAAGAATATGTGGGAGAATGGTGCTGATTACGAGAGTATCTGCGAGGCGGCAAATATCGACATCGAGGACTATGAGGATGACTGAAAATATTTCCGTAAAAATGCGTAAAACCTATTGACTTGACCGGAGGCCATGTTATCGTACGCATACGATAAAAACAAGCCAAATAAGGAGGACGCAGATATGTTTAAGAAGTTCATTAAGAGAATTATAGAAGCAGAAAATCGAGAGGACGCAATGCAGAATGTGTTTTACGGAAATGACGGTATCGACATCGCATTTCAGAGAGAAAAGATTTCTTGGAAAGAGCATCAGATGTTACTTGCAATCATCGAGAAGATGGCATAAGGAGGCAAAATGGTATGGCAGAACAGGATTACAGAGAGAAGATTAAGAAGTTGCTCGCTCTCTCAGAGAGCAGCAACGAACACGAGGCGAAGTCGGCACTCTTGAAAGCCAAGAAGTTAATGGCAGAGCATAAGATAGCAGAAATAGACCTCGAGGACATCGGCAAGAAGAAAGTCGTCCACATCAAGACAGAGTTCGATTGCAGCAAGAGAAGAGAAGCGTGGATGATAAGTCTATCGGCAATCATTGGTCAGAACTTTTGCTGTCAGTCATACAGAAGAAAGGAGTGCAACAAGCAGGTGGCTGCGATATGCTTCGTAGGTCTCGAAGGAGATGTTGATGCTTGCGTTGAGATTTTCAGATATGCAGTCGAATGTATCCGCAGCGGAATTGATGACCTCAGAAAGAAGTCTAAGGATTGCACTCGAGAATACAGAAAGAGACTTTGCGATGGATATGGCTTCGGCTACACGCAGGGTATCAAGGAGGCATTTGAACAGCAGAGGGAACATGACGAGACTGGATGGGGGTTGGTAATGACAGTTCCAAAAGAGGTCAGTGATGAAACCGATGCCATGAAGCACGAAAAGTTCAAAAGTGCTGCACAGGAACAGATGAGTGCAAGAGCGTTTTGGCAGGGCAACGAAGATGGAAAGAAATTCGACCCGGGAACAAAGATTGCAGGAAAAGCAGAACAGAAAATGGCGTTAGGAGGTATCTAAGATGGCAGATTTAAGAGAACAGCAGAAGCAGGAAGCAATTAAGAGGATGAAGAAACTCGGCATCATGGAGCAGCCAATTAAGGAATTTGAGGAGGAGGGCAAAGTCAACCTCTCAGAAGGACCGGGTCTATTGTATTGGCTCAACGATGAGGAGCAGGAAATGGTTAGGAAGTTTGAGGAGGAGAGCAACGGACTTGTCTACCATGTCATTAAGACGCAGATGAACTTTGGATTGATGTATTCGTTCTTGTATGTTTCCGAGTATATCGAAGAGTGGAAGATGGATATGGAGGATTTAGGAGATAATCAGACACTCGCTTATGTGGTAAATACGACAATGCCGGATTGCAGTGAGTTCGGAACCATTGGCATCGAGCCGTCCATCGGTGGACTCAAGAGAATTTGGTAAGGAGGAATGACAATGGGAATGAGTTTTGAAGTCAGCGACCCGGAAGAAATGTGCGACTTAATGCGTGGAGCAGATGTTAGAATATGTCCTACCTGCGGCAAGGAAGTAGTGAGAGATGATATGCTTTTCACTCACGATTGCCACGGTATCGCATTTAGATTGGTTTGCTTCGACTGTTATGAAAAGTTAATGGCAAAAGGCTATGACGGTCAGTATTATGACGAGGCGGATGAATGCCTCGATGCAGATTATTAGGAGGTAAAGATTATGGAAGAGATGAATTTTTCAGAGGAGCAGATGAGAGAGTTCTGCAAAGAGGCGGTTCCGGTAGTTGAGAAGCTATTGGAAATTGCAAGAAAGCACGGAGTAGAGGGTGGTGTAAGAACTTGGTGTGCTGATGATTATGTTTCCATCGAGGGAACAGGACTTGGTGGTTGGGAGCTGCATAAGTGCAGCGGAGAGTACGATATGACCTACAACAGGAGAGTGCCACTTTTCGAGAAAAAGGATGGCGAAAAAACTCAGTAAATATGCGGATTTCCTATTGACAGGTAGGTAGGCAATGCTATCGTACGATTGTACCAAATGGTACTAAAAAATCCGAGGAGGCGATAGCTAATCAATAAGGATAAGGAGTTGAGAAAACTGAAACGGAGAGTTGAAGAACTCGAAGCAGAGGTAGAACAGCTCAAAAAAAGAACTGAAAAAAGCAAGGTTCTCGAGATGCTTGAGTTTGCAGCCATCATCTTCGAGATAGCCGCTTCGGCTACTGCGATAATCGCATTTTTCCTTGGCTAATTTCAGTTCGTGGGAGGGAGAGTCATACCTCCCTCCTGCTTAATAAGAATACCACAGGAAGGAGTCGGTGTAAATGAAAATCGGTAAAACTGCATTGCATATTGCATTTACGGTATCAATAGCAGCATTTCTCGTTACAGGCAACAGCGTGGCAGCCTTAGTTTCCTTTGGAACGGCGTGCATCAACCTTGGCATCCTACTTGGAGAAAGGAGCAGAAATGCTGAAAATAGGAAGTATAGAAGATAACAATGGTGAGTACATCATCCATCGAGAATTTTACAGACAGGGAATGATTTTCAAGGATGAGGAGGCATACAAGTTCCATAAGGACCAACCGTGCTACTCTCCGGAACTGTCGGACTCGGTTTACACCGGGAATGACTTCCTTGAGTTATGTAACTGTCAGCAGGATTTGGCGGATGAATTATTTGAGGGCGTTGACTGGCAGCATCCTGAGTCGCTCAAGGAAGATTGGTTCGTAAATGGCGAATGGGTCGAATGTGAGGGATGCGGAAAAATCATCAATTATGGAGATGGGTGCAATAACACGAAATGCCCGAATTGCGGAAGGAAGGTTGAGGTAGGCTGATGGAGAATTTTAAGGTAAAAGCAGAACTTGAAATCAATGTTACGCAGGAAGATATTGATGACATTGTAACGACAGCAATGGAGGGTGGCATCAATTACTGGTGTAAAAAGGCTGATGTAGTTGGAGATTATCTTGGAGAATACGCATCTGAACAGATAAGCAGGGGAGGAACACTGAAACTGTACGACTCTGAGGAAGATGAAGTCTATGAACTCACGAGAGATAAGCTGCTTGATGGTATCAAGAAGTATTGCGAGGATGCAGAAAGACCATACGACATCATGTATGCAGGAGTAAACTCGGTCGGATGCAGTACAGGAGAATACGGACTGGATTGCTGCATGGTGGATGCTACGGTGGCAGATATGATTATTCAGTATGCAGTTATGGGAGAGATTGTGTATGGCTAAGGCAGGAGCAAGCCAACAGGAACAGAACCCTACAAATACACCATAGAAGCAACAAAAACGCTGCATAAGTCTATATCAGAGAGAGGAGGCGGCGATATGGCATACAACAACGATAGAGATACCTATTCCTGTGACATCTGCGGTTTTGAAAGCGAATGGGAAGTCAACGATGATGTTCACGGAGAATTATGGAGTTGCGAGAAGTGCGGAAAGATATTCTGCACTAAATGCTTTACCGACAGATTTGGAAGCGATGAATACTTGGAAATGATAAATAATGCAGACCAAGTTCATTGCCCGGATTGTTGGGAGAAAAGAAAGGAGGGCAATTAGATGCAAGGCATAGTAACCGAATACAATGACATCTGCATATTCTGCGGCAGACAGGCAGAGGCGGAGCATCATCTCATATTCGGCACGGCGGGAAGAGAACTCAGTGACAAGGACGGACTCAAGGTTCCAATTTGCAATAATTGCCACAACATGGGCGACAAACTGCACCGGATACATGATAACCCGATGGCGGAGCGATTATCCAAAATGCTCGGGCAGGCGATGTTCGAGGCGAAGATAGGCTCAAGACAAGAATTTAGGAAGCGGTACGGGAGGTCGTACCTGTAAGGAGGATAGCAGATGACAGGAAGAGAATTAAGCGAGAATTTGAACTACTTAGGAATGAGTAGCGGCATTAGAAAACTCGCACTGAAAGAAAAACTGGCAACAGCGGAGAAACTCGCAGTTATGAATGAGGTTGAAGTTTGCGAACTTGTTGCGAATGAATATGAACTTGTATATGCAGAGAATGAAGAAATCGGACTTGTCCGCAAGGATAAGATGGGCGAGTATAACAAGTTGGTTACAGTTATCAGCAGATAAGGAGGACAGATGGAAGAATATACAGTAAGTTTCCTTGCTGATGTCGATGTAACGATAAAAGCAGAGTCTCCGGAGGAGGCAAGGAGAAAGGCAGAGAAGATGTTCGGAGAATATCACGATAAGCAGTTCGGATATGCGTATCTGTCAGAGATTAAGTTCATTACAACGGCGGACGGAACGGAGGTGTAGGATGGAAGGACCTCAGAAGTTTATAGATTGGCTATTGGAAATGGAATATTTGGAGCAGGACGATATTCCAACCGATAAGGAAGAGATTATAGCCGACATCAGAAAAGTAAGAACTGTTGCACCGAAGTTTTACAACATGATGATGTGTATGTGCAACTGCGAAGAAAGGAGCAATGACAATGACATGGAATGAGATTTACGAGGCAGCGGACGGAGCAGCCTGCGGAGATGATACGCTCAAGGCGAAAGACGGGGCGAGACATCAAGTGAGATGCCTTGCTATGGAGTTAGGCAGTCCGGATTTGGATAATGCAGATTGCCCGGAGGATGCGGTGGAAGATTACTGCAATGCCATGAAAATTCAGTTTGATGAGTGCGGCAACATCGTAGGACTCGAACTTCCTCACTGGGTAGAAGATATTATCTACCGCAGAAAAGATGATGCGTACCTCGAGGAGGATTTGAATGCAACTGCTCAAGAATTGGCAGGAGGCAACATAGAAATCAGCGATGAACAGATGCAGAGAATGGTGGCAATGTACCGCCATGATGAAGATAGTAATGTAGCGATGAACGATACTCTCGAGAGTGTAGTGTGCAGAGTTCTCGGGCGTAACTGATGAAAGGAGATAAGATGGCAAAGGTAATTGAACTCATTAAGGAGTCTATGAAAGAAAAGAAGATGACACAGACCGAGTTGGCAAAGTCGCTTGGGGAGGATGTGCGTGTCATCAATCAGCAGTTGAACAGACAGCAGGACCTAAAGGCAGAACGCTTCCTCGAGGTAATGGAGCATATTGGATACAGAGTTGAAATGGTTGATAATGACGGCATCCGCAAGGTGTGCGAGGATATGCTTGATGATATTAAGGCAGGGAATGTCAGCGGAGATAAGTTTTATATTCAGAAAGATGACGGTAGCATTATCGGCATCAGAGTCTCCGATGGAGATGCCGAGGTCAAGGAATTTTGGAATAAAGCCGATTGTTTCGACTGGCTTATTTCTCATACCTAAGAGATTGGAATATTCCAATTTGCAGGCGGAAAATTCCTAAAAAATATCAGTAAAACTATTGACTTCAAGGTAGGCTATGCTATCGTACGCTCAACGAAAAACATAACACCCAAGGAGGTACAAAGATATGATGAAATCAGAGTTTATCGAGAGAACAGGGTTTGAGCCGACCGAGGCAGAATACAGAGAAATCGAAGCAGAGTACATGGGATGTGACATCGACAAAGATGAGTTCTGCAAGGCATGGAAAAAGCAGGGCGGCATTCAGAGATTGATGAGACTTCGTGCGAGAAGAATCGAGGAACTTGAGACGGAACTCGTGAAAGAGAAGAATGACTATGACAGAATGGATGCTCAGTATTGCACCAAGATTAACGAACTCGAAAAGCAGATTTCGGATGATGGACTGGCTCTTAATAGCATGAATGCTCAGATGGGATTGATGAGAAATAAGGCTGCGGGAGAAATTGAGGAATTACTCAAGAGAGCGACCGAGGCAGAAAGGAAGTTGGCAGTCCTCAAGGAGGCATTCGCAATCATCACAGGAAAGGAGGCTGAGTGATATGAAAGTTACAATTCCGGTTTGGAAATTGGTTGATATGTACAAAGGGAAGCATCCGTATGGTCACTTCTTTGATGACAAGACATTGAAGTTCTTCGGAGAGAGGCTCTCAGACATGAGAGTCCTCAGTAACACAGAAACTGTTAAGGATTGTCTAGGAGAAACGCACGAGTGCTATGTTCTGAGCAGATTGCAGAGAAAGCATCCGGCAGGACCGAGAAGAACATACGCATATTTCGATGTGGAAACACTCGAGCATATTGCGGGATAAGGAGGAATGAACATGGCAAAAGCAGGAATGACGATAAACGATGCGGCTCACGAGTGGGTCAGAGAAATGAATGCCTATCCGCAGGAGATGATAGAAACTCTCATGCAGGCAAAGCCGGATGATTGGCACGAGGTTACGATGCCTCGAGTATGCGACAGAGTATATGTATATAATCTCCCGGATGGATGCGAAGATTACGACCCCAATGGCGAGATTGAGAATATCGTAGGAGATGTTTACCTCATCAATCTCGAAGATGGAAATACCATTGAACTCGGAGCAGATGATTTTGAGGTTGAGCGTGACAGCATTCTTCCGATGTGGGGATGGCTGTGGAGTTTCTCGGACTCAGCGGATGATTACTTTATGGATGAGTTGGACGGCATCAAGAAGATGTCTGAGTGCGGCTTCCGGATTTACGAGCATGATGAATGGGGTTATTTCTTCGGAATAGATGGCTGCGGATACTCATTCTATGACGAGCATTGGATACCACTGTACAAAAAGAGAGGTTTGCAGTGGCACGACCCGAAAGCGGAGCAGGAGTATCGAATGAGAATGAATGGTTGCGAGAAAAAGAAACTTGGCACTAAGGAGTGTTGGTTCAAGGGAGATGAATTTGTTGAGGAGGTGTTGTGATGTCAGCATTAGATGGACTGTTGTTTGTGCTACTTGATTGCGGAAGCCTCGATATCTCCATACTGGATGATGTCGGGTACGACCTTGGAGATATAGCTGTTGAATTACAGGAGGAGGGTGTAAATGTCACTCTGAATAATATCACGGATGCAATCTTCCGAAAAGGACAGGACGAACTCAAAGATGCTCTCGAGGAGAAAATTTCAGAACTCGAGGATGAAAGAGACGAGTGCGAAGAGGACTCTGACGAATACGAAGAATTGCAGGAACAGATTGATGAACTGGAATGCTGCGACCCGGAGGAAGATGTGGAGTGGTTCTGCAACTGTCTTGACACCTCGATTTGGTTCAAAGATAACGAAGAGATTTACAGGAAGTATCTCGAGGATGAGATTTCAGACATCGAGGAGAACATGGGATTTGAATTTTAGGAGGCGAGAGGATGGATAAGCAGTCAGCAGACAGGATAATCGTAAAGTCAAATGCAAGAATGAAAATAGTTCTTGACTGGTTCTCCAAAAACAGAGAATGGCTGAAACAGCAGGAGTTCCACGCACCGTTAGATGCAGGTGTTGTCGAATTACAGGAAGAATTGATTGAGTTCACATTCGAGAGCAAAGGAAATTTGGTGGAACTGGCGGTCTATCCGGCGGAAAAGCCTAATCTGCCTGCGGTTGTTACATACGATTACGACCCTGTGACTACGCATACATCCAACTTTCGTTTTGCATCACACCTGCCGCCGGAAAGAAAAATGCTCTTGATGCAGGTAATGGCAATGGATAATACACATCTCAAGGAAGCATTGAAGTACCACGCTCTGATGTGTTTTATGACCCATTACCGGGAGACGGTAAAGATTGAGGACAAAGGCAGAAGAACCAAGCGACAGGCTAAGGCGTTGCGAAAAGATGTAACGAAACCGCTTCCACTCATCCGGAAGCAATATGTAATTGAGGAAGTAGACAGCAAAGTTCTGAGGCTTCCCGACCAAAAGAGAACCTATACCAAACCGGAACACGAAGTAAGCGTCAGAGGCTATATGAGACACTACAAGTCCGGCAAGAGTGTATGGATAGAGCCGTTTACCAAGTACAGAGGTAAGGGCAAAAACAGAAAAGACTACGAATTATAGGAGGTATCACAATGGAAGTAAGATGCACAAGAAACTGTGAGAAAAAGGACAAGCAGGGCAGATGCCTTGCAGAGGCAATCTCAATCGAAGAGACTGGCTGCGGAGCGTTTATCAGAGTTCCGGAATATGCACCGTTCAGAGCGGACAATGTTGTTATCTATGACAAGGCGGGCATTCCGTCAGTTATGGTCCGCTTCTCAAGAGTAACTGATAATGAACTGTTCGGAGGCTCATGCAGACCCCATCCTGCGTTTATAGTGGAAGGAAAAATATATGATGAAATCTACATCAGCAAGTATCCGAATACAGTAATCAACGGCAGAGCGTATTCACTCCCAATGACAAAGCCGGAAGCGAATGTCACTTATGATGAAGCAGTCAATCTTTGCAGAGCAAAGGGCGAGGGATGGCATCTGTGGACTGCGGCAGAGAGAGGACTGATTGCCAATATCTGCCACAAGAATGAAGTGTTCCCGCACGGAAATACGAACAACGGAGAATGGCATGGAGATAACTCTGAAAAGGGAAAAACCTATGACAGAGGATATAAGACACTGACAGGCTCCGGACCTGCAACATGGAACCACGACCACACACCGTTTGGTGTTTCTGATTTATGCGGAAACATTTGGGAATGGTTTGCAGGAATGAGACTTATGGATGGTGTCATAGAAGTGATACCGGAAAACAATGCTGCGGCAGACATCGACATGAGCAAAGACAGCGACAAGTGGGTGGCACTGATGAAAGATGGCAAGCCTATCCGCATTAACGCTGAGGATGGCGGACTCAAGTTTACGACTGAGGAGTCGGGCATGGACTACGATGGATGCGAGTGGGGAGATGCTGAGTTTGAATTTGGTATCACTGAGCAGATGAAAGAACTTGCCCTGTATCCCGGCGAACCGAAGGCATACCTGTATGCAGATACGGAGGGCGAGCGTTTGCCGCTTGCCGGGGGCTACTGGAACGGTGGTGCCGATGCGGGTGTGTTCTACTTGAGCCTCAACTCTGCTCGTTCTGACTCGCACGGCGGCGTCGGCTTCCGCTCCGCTTTCTATGGAAAGTTGGACTCTGAGGTTTGATATTTGTAAGGCGGCTGTTAAGCCGCCATACTCTAAGGAGCGATTATGTTGAAAAGATTGAAAGAACAATGGAAACGACACTGGAACTGCTTTCCTTGGTTTGCGTGCGGGATGATGATTTTAATTAAAGGAGAGATAAGCAGGTTTTCATACGCTTTGATATGGATAACGGTTTTGGTGCTAATTTGGTGGAAACTACCAACAGTTGGTTTGGATGAGTTCGAGAAAGAAATGGAGGATACAGAAAATGAATAAGGTTATTTTAATGGGTAGACTCACGAGAGACCCGGAAATCAATTACTCACAGAATGGGAACAACACCTGCATTGCGAAGTACACACTGGCAGTAGACAGAAGATTTAAGCAGGAGGGCGGACAGGAGGCAGATTTTATCTCCTGTGCGGTATTTGGAAAAGGAGCGGAGTTTGCAGAGAAATATCTCCACAAAGGAACTAAGATTGCAATTACAGGTAGACTCGAAACTGGTTCCTACACGAACAAGGATGGCGTAAAGGTCTACACCACGACAGTAATTGTTGAGGAGCAGGAGTTCGCAGAAAGCAAGGCATCCTCACAGAACAACGCAGGAGGCAATTATCAGCAGCCTGCATCCAATAATTCCTCATCGGGCGATGGTTTTATGAATGTTCCGGACGGAATTGATGAGGAGTTACCGTTTGTATAGAAAATCAAAGGGTGAGCCGCACATGTGCAGCGACTGCATACACCGATGGTATTGCCCGGGAGCGTTCCGGAAAGACCATTAGTGCGGAAATCGTCAGACAAGGAGGAAAACATGGAACAGGAAGAAATGACAAGACAGGAACAGCACGACATTGTGTATAGAAGATGTATCTGCGAGTATGGTATTCAACCTCAGATTGATATGTGCATCGAAGAAATGTCAGAGTTGACAAAAGCATTACTCAAGTACAGAAGAAAATTTGCCCTCGTTAGAGGAGAAAATGTAAATCCTACGAATGGAGATACAGACCTGTTTAAGGCAAGAACAGACATCATTGACGAACTGGCAGATGTGAGAATTATGTGCAGACAGATGGAGTTACTCTTCCAAGCAGAAGATGAGGTTGAGAGGAGAATTGATTTCAAGGTAGACAGGCAGTTAAAAAGATTGGAGGGGTAGATATGAACAGACCCGAAACAACATCCATCCTATCGGAAATGGTCGAAAAGCATATAAATCCACACAATGACCCGAGGATATATTGGGCGAAAGAAGTGACTTTTGACTATTCGACTGCTCATGCAATCAGAGTTGATTACATGAAATTCAAACCAGTGAACAATACGGTATCCGGCATCGAAAAAGGAGATTTTTATTGTTTCGAGGTTAAGTCGTCAGTCAATGACTTCCACAGCAAGAACGGACACAATTTCATCGGAGACTTCAACTACTATGTAATGCCTGCGGAAGTATATGCGGCGGTGAGTTTGGAAATTCCGTACAATGTTGGGGTGTTGGTTCCAACAGATGATATGTGGAGGAGCCTTGTATCAGTAAAGAAAGCCAAAAGAACCGACAGGAAAAGACCTGTAAGCGAGATGCTGCTTATGATGTTCCGTTCTGCGGCAAGAGAAAGGAGAGGATAGGAATGGCAATTACTCTTCACGAGATAATGAAATCTAATGCAAAAGTAAGATATTCGATGCAGACTCTGAGAGGTAAGACACTCCTCAAGTGGGCGGTGCTGTGGTTCAAGATGAGCAACGATGCCTTTTATGAATTATACGGTTTCAATTTCAACCCGCACGATTACCCGATGTTGTACGAGATTGCAAGAGAAGAGGTATATGGGAGGGAGCAGAGATGAGAGACATACTTTTTAGAGCGAAAGGCATTGATGAAGATGACAAGGACAGGTGGTACGAAGGATTTTACATAGCCTTGAATGATACAACATATTGCATCAAGGAAGATTATGAGAACCATCCGGACAACACGAAGCATTACATAATTTTCGACCAAATGACCGATTGGGGATTGCCGAATAGACATCTTCAAGCAAGAATAAATCCGGATACATTATGTCAGTTTACAGGAATTGTTGCAAAGGATGGCAGGAGAATTTACGAGGGCGATATAGTCTACATGAGATGTGATGGTCTCAGCGGATATGGAAGCGTTGTATTTGATGAAGGAAAGTTCTATATCAACGATACCAAGCGTAGGAGACATTATTTTCTCGACAATCATTCTAAGTATAGAATTGATGGAAATGTTTACGACAGTAAGGAGGAACAGC